CAGGCGGCAAGGCAGACCGGGCGGAGTTCCGGCGGATGATGAACGCTGAGACGTGGCTGTCGGCGCAGGAAGCCGTAGACTGCGGGCTGGCGGACGGTATCATCGGCGAGACGGCAAGCATTGCCCCACAGAATGTGATGAACGCCATCGGCAGCGGCATCCGGGCGCTGGGCTGCGCCGGGATGCCGGACATCGCGGAGCTGCGGGCCAGATATCAGGCAGAGCATCATCCCGCGCCGGGAGTAGATCCGGCGCCCACGGCATCAACGGGCGGTGAGCCCGATGCAGATACCGGAGACTGGCAGGCGCAGGCCCGCCTGGATCTGGAAAAAATCAGATTTTAACGGAGGTAAAACACACATGAGCAATCTCAGACGCGATCTGGTGAATCTGACCACCCAGCGCACCGCCCGTCTGGAAGCCGCGCAGGCGGCGCTGGATGCGGGCAATCAGGCGGACTACAACTCAGCCATGGAGGATGTGCGGGACTTCAACGGCCGCATCCAGAACATCCAGGATCTGCTCCAGGAGCAGGATCGCCAGATCATGGCCGCCCCCGCTCCCACCGGCGCAGAGGCCCGGGACATGGCGGAGGAGCGGGGCCATGCCCTGATGACCGGCAAGCCCGTCACCTTCTCCGCCGACGAGACCCGCAAGGCGGTGATGAACTCCATCACGCTGGCCACCGGCACGCTGGTGGAGCCCACCGGCGCCGGTGCCAACATCCGGGATCCTCTGGGCAACGTGGTCAGCTCCATCGTGGATCAGGTGTACGTCCAGAACCTGACCGGCATGGGCAGCTTCCTGGAGCCCTATGTGATTTCCGAGCTGGACGCCAAGGGCGGCAAGGTCACGACTAACGCCGGTAAGGCCCGCACCCCCAGCACTGACCCCACCTTCGGCGTGGCAAAGATCAGCCCTTATGAGCTGAATGTAACCCAGTTTGTCGACCGCAACATCGCCAGGCTGAGCCCCGCCGACTACTACGCCAAGATCTACAACATGGCCATGCGGGCCATGCGGCGCAAGCTGGCCGGTCTGATCGTCAACGGCGACGGTCAGGCAACCCCCGACATGTTCGGCATCAAGAACGCCAAGAACGTGGCAGGCGACGTGATTGCGGCCAACGTGGACGTGTCCAGCATTGACGAGAACCTGCTGGACGACCTGTTCTTCAGCTACGGCAGCGACGAGGCCATCGGCCAGAATGCCCGCCTGTATCTGAACAAGGCCGACCTGAAGGCCATCGGCAAGCTGCGGAACACCGACAAACAGCGGGTGTTCAAGATCAATCCCACCGCAGGCAACCCCAACACCGGCACCATCGAGGACGGCGGCAACATCGTGCCTTATACCATCGTCAGCGACCTGACCGCCCTGAGCGGCTCCACCGCTTCCAGCACCGCAGCCATCCAGACCATGCTGTACGGTGACCCCGTCAACTACGAGCTGGGCCTGTTCGGCGATTACACCGTCCGGGTGGATGACAGCGTCAAGGCTGTGGAGCGCATGGTCACCATTCTTGGTGACGCCTTTGTGGGCGGCAACCTGATTGTGCACAAGGGCTTCGTCATCGCCAACCTTCCTAAGTCCGGTTCCTGATCGGCGGTGAAGGATGACGGCGTTTTCGGAGCGGCAGGCGGCCATTCTGAGCTACTGCCGGATTGACGATCCCACACAGGAGGACTTGGAGCTGCTGGAGGGGATGTACGCCGATGCCGTCAGCTACATGGCAAACGCGGGCGTTTCGGAGCCGGAATCCGGCTCCGGACGCCTTGCCCAGTACAATACCTGCGTCAACGCGCTGGTGCTGGACGCCTGGGACAACCGGGGCACCCAGACCGGGGACAAGGCTTTCGCAGACAATCCGGCGTTCCGGCGGCGGCTGAATCAACTGAAGCTGACGGAGCCGGTGTCCGAATCGGACACGGAGGGCTGATATGGACGTGAACGCAGGGCGGCTGGACAAGCGGGTGGAGATCGTGCGGATCTCCACCGCGCCGGACGCTGACGGCTATGTGACCCCCACGGAGACGGTGATCCGGCGGCCGTGGGCGCAGTTCTCCCGGGTCAGCGGCACGGAGGCTCTGCGGCAGGGGGCGGACATGGGAGACGTCAAGGTGCGGTTCCTCGTCCGCTCCGGCCATACGGCCATCAGCCGGAAAGACCGGGTGCGGTACCACGGTACGGACTATGAGATCGAGTACGTCAACGACTACGGGGACAACGGCGAGTACACGGAGCTGGTGGCCCGGCAGATGACGGCGGGAGGCTGATATGAGCGTTAATGAAATGATTCTGAATGCGGTAACGCCCATTGTGCCCGTCTGCGTGCCGGATCTCTACCGGCCGGACGCCGGGGAGGAGCCCGCAGAGGTCTACTGTGTCTTCAACTACACGGAGAGCGGCGACATCTTCGGAGACGACGAGCCGCAGGCCGTCCGGTACCTGATCCAGCTGCATTTGTACCTGCCGCTGGGGCAGACGCCGATCCGGCTGAAACGGCAGCTGCGGCGGGCCATGCTGGACGCTGGATGCGCCGTGGGGGATTTTACCAATGCCAGTGATCTGGAAGGACAGCACTATGTGCTGGAGTGTCAGGCGCTGGATCTGGAGGTGGGCTGATGGGCTTCACGGTCAATGGCTTGGATGAGTTCTCCCTGTCCCTCAAAGAATTGGCGGAGCTGCCGGACACAGTACAGGACGACATGCTGGAGGCTGGGGCCGAGGTGGTAGCCAAGGCTCAGCGGGACAAGATTATGGCATATGGCATCTATGACCGGGAGAGTACTCAGCATGTAGCAGAGTCTATCAAGCCGGGGAAGGTGAAACTCAAAAAGGGACGGAGGGTCATCTACGTCAGCCCCACAGGCAAGCGCAAGCGGGGCAACACGGAGACCCGCAACGCGGAGATTTTATTCATCAACGAGTATGGCAAGAAGGGCCAGAGCGCCCGGCCTGCCGTGCGCGACGCCAACGAAGCCTGTGCGGAGGCCACAACGCAGGCGGAGTTTCAGGTTTACGACAAGTGGCTGAAATCCAAGAATCTATGAGGAGGAAACCATGGGTAACAAAGCAGTAAAAACGCCGCTTGGCATGGTGTCCAGCTATTTCTTTCCCTTTGCCAGCGAGCCGGTGGGAACCCATCCGGTCTACGGCGAAAAGGTAGACATGGGTGCTGCTGTCAAAGGCTATCTGAGCTTGACCACGGCATCCGGCGATATCACCGGTGATGACGCCATGCTGCTGTACTTTGAGCAGTTCGTCTCCGGTCAGGTGGATGTGGAGACCACCCTGAGCGATCTGGAGATCAACGCCAAGGTCTACGGCCACAGCTACAAGGCAGGCCGGGAGACCTCCAAGGGGGAGGACAGCGCCCCCAACGGCGCATACGCCTTCATTGAGCCTGTCCTCAAAAAGGACAAGAGACTGGTCTACCGGGCCACTTTCCTCTACAAGACTACGGCCATGCTGAGCGCGGAGAAGCAGGAGGCGGACACCCGCAAGAGCGACTTTAACCCCAAGATGAACGCCGTCAGCTTGCGGGTGATGAAGGACAACGCGGACGCATGGCGGGAGCGGCAGGAGTTTGCCACCCAGTCCGAGGCGGAGGCGTTCATCGACTCCATCGCAGGCGGCACGGCGGCCTACGGCGTGACCATCACCCATGTGGGCACCGGTACCAGCGATCCCGGCGAGGGCACAACCTATGTAACTGCCGGACAGAACATGTCCATTGACTTCGGCAGCAAGGATCCCACGGCACTGTATGACAACGCCGCCAACGTGACCAGCAGTCTGAGCGCTCACAAGTACACAATCAGCTCCATTGCGGCGGCTCACGAAATCGTGGCCGTCTGGAGCACCTGAGTTTTACCGCAAGGACGGCCCGGAGAGGGCCGCCCTTGCAGGAGGTTTATGCCATGCGATACGTTACGTTTGATTTCGACGGCAGCCCTCTGCCGCTTATGCTGACGGCGGGGGCGCTTTTTGATATTTACGACCGCTTCGGCGTCCACGACAACATCCTGCGGGCCACGGGCGCCATGGAGGACACGAAGGACGGTCGGGCATCCTGCCGGGAGTTGGCCGCTCTGCTGGCTGAACAGGCTGAGCTGTGGCGGCGCAGGCAGGGATACACACCCCAGCCACACAAAACGGCGTGGCAGTTCTCTTCCTGCGAGCCGGATCTGCTTCGGAACGCGGTGCGGCAGGCCATTGAGTGGGGATTTTACCGGGCGGTGCCCTCTGCGGAGGATTCCGGGGAGATCAATCTTGTTCTGGCTGCCCGGGAGGATGAACGGGCAGAGGATCCGGAGCGGCTGAAAGCTGGTATTCTGGCCGTCTGTGCCGCCCGGCTGCATCTGGCCCCGGCGGACGCCCTGCTGCTGACGCCGGGAGAGTATCTGGACATGGTAACGCTGCTAAGCGGCGGAGAGGAGTGAGATCATGGCAGTCCGGCAGATTACGACTGAAATTTCCATCAAGAACGAGGCGGAGTTCCGGAAGCAGATGAAGGCCGTCAACAACAGCCTGTCCGGTATGAAATCCGAGATGGCCAAGGTCTCCGCCGAGTTTGACGGGCAGGCCAACAGCGCGGAAGCGCTGCGGAAAAAGCAGGCGATTCTTCAGCAGCAGTACGACCAGCAGAAGGAGAAGGTTCAGGCGCTGGCCCGGATGCTGGAAAGCGCCAAAAGCGCCTACGATGAGAACAGTGATGTGGCCTTGAGCTACCAGCGGCAGCTGAACAGCGCCACCGTGGATCTGATTAAGTTTGACCGGGAACTGAAAAACACAGACCGCTATCTGGATGAAGCGGCCAAGTCCGCAGACGGCACGGCGTCCAGTATCGACGAGTTCGGCAGGGCTGTGAAGGACTCCGGAGATGATGTCGGCAAGGCATCCGGCGGCCTGACACAGTTTCAGGAGGCGCTGGGAAGTCTCGGCGACGCGGCAAAGACCGGAGACATCAACGGCGTTGTAGCGGCGCTTGGCTCCATGAAAGGGGCACTGGTGGGCGGCGCGGCCGTGGCCGGAGCCAAGGCGCTGGCGGACGGAATCATCAATATTACGGAATCTACCAAGGAGTACCGGACTATTTTAGGGACGCTGGAGGTCTCCAGTAAGAAAGCCGGATACACGCAGGAGCAGACCACGGAGATCTACAAGAAGTTTCAGGCGGTGCTGGGGGACACGCAGAAAGCTGCCACGGCTACCGCAAACCTTCAGGCGCTGGGGCTGAGTCAGGAGAACCTGCGGGTTATCATGGAGGAGGCTATCGGCGCATGGGCCACCTATGGGGATTCCATCCCCATCGACAGCCTGTCCGAAAGTATCAACGAGACGGTGCAGGTGGGCAAGGTTACCGGCGTCTTTGCGGATGCCCTCAACTGGGCGGGCACCAGCGAGGATGCGTTCAACGAGCGGCTGGCGGCCTGCGCCGACACCACGGAGCGGGCCAATCTGGTGCTGACGCAGCTGTCGGCGCAGGGCTTGCAGTCCACAGGACAGGCGTGGGTGGAAAACAACCAGGACATCATTGCCGCCAACACCGCCCAGGAGGCCATGAACGAGTCTTTAGCCATATTAGGCGAGGATCTCCAGCCTTTGGCCAGTGGATTACTCCAATTCGGATCTTTTATTGTTGATGCGTGTTCGATGGGGGTTGAAGCGGTTGCGTCATTAATTGATGCTTTTAGCAATTTGGGGACTGCGGCAGATGACGCCCTGAATAAAGCATTTAGTGCGATGGATAGTCAGTACAGTCTGGCGGACTACCAGGCGAACGGTCTGGTTAATGCTGGGGGCGTCATCGACTATGCGGCCGCCAAACGAATGCAGGATGCTGGAACTTTTAAGCGTGCGTCCAAGGTCTCCCGGAGTGATGCTCTTAACCGTGGATGGAATCTTACATATGTAGGCGATTTGGCGTGGGGAGACAGCGATCTCACATGGGGAGCCGCAAGAGCTATGTTAGAATGGGAGAAAAAACGAAAAGGCGTCAACGGCTCCCACGCAAACGGTCTGGATTACGTTCCCTTTGACGGCTACGTAGCGGAGCTGCACCAGGGCGAGGCGGTCCTGACCTCCGGCGAGGCCAGCTTCCTGCGCAGCGCCATGGCGGCGGGGCGGACACTGGGAGGCGGCCGACGGAGCAGCCGGGCCGTGTCCGATTCGGACACAGGCGGCAGCGGCAGCGCGCCCAAGGTCTACGACCTGACGATCCCGGTGGAGCTGACTATTGACGGCGCCACCTTCGCTCGGAAGGAATACAAGTACCGCATTGCGGAGGACAACCGCCGGGGCGTGTCTCTGGCGGGGAGAGGAGGCAGCCGATGACCCGGCCTCCCTACATTGTGGACGGTGTGGATTTCACCGACTACGTCAACCGCTGGCAGTATTCCGTAGGCTATGTGTACCGGGAGGGCTCCAACGCGGCGCTGCGGCTCAGCGGCTTGCAGCCGCGGGATCTGCTGGCCATCAAGACAAGGGTTTCCGTGACGGTGAACGACCAGCAGGGGCCGCAGCTGGCGGCGCTGCTGACGGCGGTACTGAAAAACCGTGTGCAGCTCACCTACTTTGAACCCAAGGACAACGCTGTCCGGACAGCCACCTTTATGCCCACCGTGGAGGAGGTCAGCATCCCGCCGGTGCCCGGCTCCGTCCGGTGGGGGAAGGGCTTCCGGATCACCATGGAGGAGGAGTGACAATGGCAGTCAACGAGATCCGCTACAAGGGCGTCAGCTACGCCGCGGACAATGACATCAAGGTTCCCTCCGGGATTCTGTACGAGGTCAAGGCCCTCCGGGCAGACAGTCTGGAAGCCAACAGCCTGACCGTCACGGTGTATTCCGATAACAAGACGATCATGAGCTTTGCCAAGAATGACAAGGTGGAGTATTTCCGCAACGGCCGCCGGGTGGGCGTGTACTACATCCAGACTGTGGAGCGGGTGGGAGCTGAGGCTTATACGCTCTCGGCGCTTTCGGCACTGGGGCGGCTCATCACCATGCGCCACGCGGGCGGCATCTACACCGGCCAGACGGTGGAAGAGGTGGTGCCCCAGATCTGCGGCCCGGTTCCGGTGATTGTGGAGAGCGTCTACGCCGCCCGGAAACTGTACGGATATCTCCCGTACAGCAACCCGGACAGTGCCAGCGGGAACGGCCAATCCGCCCGGGACAACCTCGCGCAGGTGCTCTTTGCCATCGGGGCGTCTCTGGGGACAGACGAGAATGGCGTAATGCGGGTGGAAAAGCTGTGGGACGGTGTGTCCTGCACGGTCACCGCCGACCAGATCAACGAAGAGGGCTGCACCACTGTCTATGAGGCACCTGTGAGCGCTGTGGAGGTCACGGAGC